GTGAGAAAATTGAGGTTGCGACTATTCTTGGTACTTTTCAATCTACTCTTACGGATTTTCCCTACCTAAGAAAGATTTGGATCAAGAACGCAGAAGAGGAAAGATTGCTTGGTGTATCACTAACAGGCATCTATGATTCCAAGTTGTTTAATAATCCAAACGATAAAGAAATCAAGGAACGTCTTGCTTCTCTTCGTGATCATGCTATTGAGGTAAATAATGGACTGGCTGAAAAACTTGGGATTAACCCTGCTGCTGCTATTACTTGTGTTAAACCTTCCGGAACGGTATCTCAACTATGTGACTCCGCTTCTGGAATACATCCCCGTCATTCTAATTATTATATTCGTCGTGTCCGTGCTGACAATAAAGATCCTTTGACAAAGTTTATGAAGGACAAGGGTGTGCCTTGGGAGCCAGATGTTATGAAGCCTGACTCCACAACCGTATTCTCTTTCCCAATGAAGGCACCTAAAGGTGCAGTTGTAAGAGATGATATTGATGCAATCAAACATCTCGAACTATGGGCGGTGTATCAGGACGCATGGTGTGAACATAAGCCATCTGTTACAATCAATGTTAAAGAAGATGAGTGGATGAAAGTTGGTGCATGGGTCTATGATCATTTTGATGAAATGTCAGGTGTATCATTCTTACCACATGATGGTGGTTCATATCGTCAAGCACCTTACGAAGAGATTACAAAGGATCTCTACGATGCTATGTTACCCTCTATTCCCAAATCACTTGATTGGGATTCATTAGTAGAAATTGAAGATAATGTAGAAGGTACACAAACACTCGCATGTACCGCTGGAGGATGTGAAATATGAGTAAACTAATTCCAATTACTGCTTTTGCTGCTTTGGTTGTTTTAGCATTCTATACACAAACGGCGAAAGCAGAAACAGAGATTACAATCTCAAAGTCAAGACAGCGCATGATTGTTCATAGTTCGGAGGGCAGCTACTCATGGCCAGTGAGCACAGCCCGTAGGGGTTACTATACTCCTACGGGCACCTTTCACCCTTACTCATTACAACCAATGCACTACTCAAGGAAATATGACAATGCGCCGATGCCTCACTCCATCTTTTTTAGTGGCGGTTATGCTATCCATGCTACTCCACATACTGGCAATTTGGGGCGTCCTGCATCTCATGGTTGTGTTCGGCTTAGTCCAGGTAATGCAGCAACTCTTTACGGGATCGTAAAGAATGATATGGAAGAAACTATCATTCGTATCACAAACTGATGAACTTGATCTTATTCTACTTGAACAATTACATCAATCAAGGAGAAATAAGAAAACAATCAAGAGAGTGAGAAAGCTCTTGAAGAATGATCCTGCCATTGATAAAGGTGAAGAGTATATTGATGGTAGGATCACATTCTTTGAGACAATGATACAAAACAAATCCTTACTAAGTAAGAAACAGAAGAAGAAAAAGAGGAACAAAGACCCAGACATATTAGCAAGGAATCCATTCTATGAGGCGTATAGGCAAGCATTATACGTTACCGTTTTTGGTTATAAGATGTTCACGGATTCTGTATCAGGTTATATGTCTTATTTCAAGAAAGGTAAAGAATAATGGCTGGAGAAAGAGCAGCTATATTTGGACAATTCATTGAAGGACTATCAGAGAGTGAATTAGGTGCTGCTGAAAGAGAAGAGACCTACAGAATACTTTTAGAGGTTCTAGAAGAGTTTGACATCAAAGGAATGGAAGGATATCTAGACATTGATCCTGCTTTTGATGAAGTATGGAATGAAAAGTATCCACCAGAGATTGAAGATTTTGAGGAATGAATGATAACCGAGATTGTGAATTTTGAGAACGGTAGATTACAAACACCTATCGCTCCTACATACAAATGTTCTATCTTCGGCAGTTACATATACACTTTAGACTTAGAAGCATTATCAAATCTAATACTAGAAAAGGAAGCAGAGATAACATCTCTCGATCTTCCTGAGAATATGATCAGCCATGGTTATACAGGATTAGGTCCCAAGGCACTTACATCTAGATTTAAAGCATTCAATGTTCTAACATGGGATCATCCCGAGATATACAAACTGAAACAAGAGATACGATACATCTACAATCTATCATGTGACTATTTCAAAATTGACAAGAATGAAAAGGTGTATGTTCAGTGTTGGGCTAATGTATTAAGAAAAGGTGAGAAGATGAACACTCACCGACACAGCGATAACACAGACGGAAGCTTTCTATCAGGACACTTTACGGTTAAGTGTAAAGACACACAGACGGTGTATGAGAATCCATTCAGTGATGTTATCAACTGGCCTGAGTATTACTCTTTCAATAACAGTCCAGGAAAGATCAATCTATTCAACTCTTACATCTATCACTACACAACCGAACATAATGATGACAGCGAAAGAATAACTATAGCGTTTGATTTGTTCTATAGAGAGTCCCCTAAACAAGGTAAGATCATAGAACTATAAGTCTCATATATATCCATATGACATGGATATACAATAAAGAACCCCTCACAGAAATCCCCGAAGGCATCATTGGCTTTGTCTATATGATAACCAATCAAGCAAATGGTATGAAATACATCGGCAAGAAGAACTTTTACTTTTCTAAGACCAAGCAAGTCAAAGGTAAGAAGAAAAGGATAAAGGTCGAGTCCGACTGGCGTGAATACTATGGATCAAACAAATCTCTCGTTGAACATGTTTCGCTATTTGGTGAGAACAAGTTTGTCCGAGAGATAGTTCATCTTTGTAAGACTAAAGGTGAGATGACCTATTATGAAACCAAACACATCTTTGCCGTTGATGCTGTGCTATCAGAAAAGTATTACAACGACTGGGTGATGTGTAGAGTGAGGAAGAACCACATAAAGAAGTGAGGTGTAATATGCAAGTGATAGTTTATTCTAAAGATGATTGTGTTTATTGTGACAAAGCCAGAAACTTGCTCAAGACAAAAGCAGTGGAACACGTTGAGTATAAACTTGGTAAAGATTTCGAGCGAGATACACTCCTGGAAATGTTTCCGCAAGCACGATCTTTTCCGGTAATAACAGTTGACAAAGAGTTCATTGGCGGTTATAATGAACTATACGATTTACTCCTAACATACTGAGGAATGGAAATGATTGACAAGTATGCTCTTAAGGAACAATTGCAGAATGGTGTAGTTACTGTGGTATTTGAGAAGAAAGACGGAACGGAACGCACAATGCGGGCTACTCTTTCCGATCTATACGTTCCACAGGTATTATCGGAATACGATGGTCAGGAAGCGAAGCCAGCTAAACAATTGAATGATAGCGTCCAATCGGTCTGGGATATTGATTCCGGCGGGTGGCGTTCTTTTAGACTTGACAGTGTGAAGAAACTTATAGTAGAATGAAGGAGTGAATTATGCCACATCCGCATAAGAACCGACCTCGCAAGGGTCGGCGAAAGATTGGTTCAGGTAAACGCAAAGCCCGTCGTTTAAAAGGAAAGAAGAGGAAGTGATGCCTACTGAATTGCCGACAGCAACAAAGGAACAAGCTATGCAGAATGTTAGAGTTATCAACGTAGGTGCTTCACAGACGCCTATTAACTTTATGGATGGACTCGCTCTTTTGTTCATCGGTCTAAAGCTAACTGATCATCTAGAAAGCTGGTCATGGGTAGAGGTTCTAGCGCCTTTGTGGGCGCCTTTCATGTTTCACTGGTTTGTAAAGCTAGTGGTTCAGACTTTCTTTACTGGCGAGGATGAAGAGTAATGTCGATGGATAACGGTATTTACATTCTATTAACCGAGACAGAAAAAGGCCCAGAGTATCGGGTATCTTACACAACCGCTATAGATAACATCTACGGCGTCTGGAATGCTGAAAGAGCTAAATATGAAGGAGACCTATCTGCTATAGCGTCTACCTTTTCCGAGTCAGAGGTCTATCATACGCTAAATGAGGCTCTTGACAAGGCAGAGGAAATAGAGAATGATATTGGATATACCGAAGACGGAATATGTGTGATTAGCGATTTCAAGGATTATAGTCACATCTTCAGTTGAGGAGAACATGGCGCAGATTAAAATATACGGAACCGCAAAGAAGATGGAAAAGCGTGAGATAAAAGAGGCTGCTTCATTTTTTTGTGACCATCT